TTCACGAATCCACTTCTTTAACCAATGTAGAGCGAGTTTAGGATCTGCTTCATATTGAGCGAAATCTTCTGCTGCTTTGAAAGCAGCAAGTTTCTCTTCTTCTGTCTTTGCCTTTCTTAACTTGTCCCAATTAGGTTCGGGAATAAGTGTTTTCTTTTTCTTGGGAACGAATGTTGCTTTCTTTTTCCTAGGCATTTCTATGTTCTTCGTTAATATCTGTTACTGCGTCCAGTAATGGACTTTCTTTCGCAATGTGCCGAAGTGCTGCTATGTCTTTTGGAAAACAATGCCCACCATATCCAAACTTACCGTCTGGTCCTGGAACCTGAGTGTGTGAACGACCGATGCGAGGATCGACAGTTATTGCATCAACCATTTGATCAAAACCTTCGAACCCGCATTGATTATAAATTCTATACATCTCGTTGAAGAATGTTACTTTGGTTGCGAGAAAACAATTTTCAACATATTTAGCGAACGCTGCTTGGTCGAGAGAGCAGTATTTTACTTCTTTGAGTTTAGGTAGGTGTGGTCTAAACAACTCGTCCCACCAACGACAGTCATCTCCTCCATAGATAGCGAACTCTGAGTCAAGAAATTCTTGAGTTGGATTAGCATGTACATGACTACCTCGAAGAAACTCAGGAGAATAAGTGTAACTTCCTCTATATGATTTTACTGCTTTACTCAACCAAACAGGATTAACAGCAGATTTAATTAAATACTTGACACCATTGTATTTCATGAACACTTCTTCGACGTGGTCAGTATTACAAGAACCATCTTCTCTCATTGGTGTTGCAACGCAAACAACAACCGCGTCTGGTTTCATAACATCTGTGTCGACATGATGCCCAAGCGCAGGATCATCAATAAAAAGTTCTGCGTCTGATTCGTAAAGGCATTCATAAATCGCCTTACCAACAGCACCATAACCAGCAATCACTATCTTCATAAATATACCTACTCAATAACAAGGATTAGAAATGTCTGACGATTTCTTCGATTTCGGGTTTACCGCAGTAAATGAGGAAGAACTCGAAGCAGTACAACAAGCATCAATTAAGGTTGAAGAAGCAGTTTCTACAAACGAAAGACTTGAGAAACTATTTAATGCCATACAACCATTGCTCACAAACTTAAAAATGAATCCTGAGAAAGACTACATCTATTGGCCAGATAGACTCAATAAAGTAGAACAATTCGAAACTATGCTTCAGAGAATTTATACAGGAAACCCTAATACGTAATTCTCTGCTGCGTCTTCAGCATATTGAAGACTGCGAGTTGTAACATCAACAGTTCTAATATACCTACTTTTTTCGTAAAGTTCAACCATATATCCTTTTTCGGTTTTAACAACAATTGCAATAAGTTTGCCGTTTTCAGACATATGTTTCGAAATTTCTTCAGTTATCATTCCGCGTTTGTGTTCGAGACTCATGTTAGTACCAGTTTATCATTCATATGTATATCGGTTTTTGCTTCGAATTCTTGCCACCATTTTGGTTTAGGTCTGTTGGTCCAGGTAGCAAACTTACGTTTGTCTTCCCAGTAGAAGTTCTTGTAACTCTGCACAGAATCGCCAGGAACAATACAATGCGGATACTGTTTCATGGCAGGAGTGGGTTGTGTGAAGGGAGCATTAGGAATATTTACAGGAGGGTTGATTAAATACTGCTGCAATTTAATCAAAGAAGCATGAACTTTATCATAGCGACGCGAATATTCTTTACACGTTGAGACCCAGAGTTTGTACAACCACTGATAGTTATTTACTGATTGTCGAACCCAGATGTTAGAAGGATGATTGTTGTGACAAGCAAGATATAAATTCTCATTCATCTCATCATCTTCAAGAATATATCTTTTGATCTTACGACCAGTCTTAGCACTGGTGCCTTCCCAAACCATACCATCGCAAATACGATGGCAGGTGGAAAGTAATTGAGCGTACTCACAAGACATCTTAATAACATGTTGATCGCATTGCTCACTTGCGGCGATCTCTGGATTAAGATTTAGTGCAAATATATTCATTTGTTCTCGCTAAGTTGTTTTGCTTTATAGAAGGCAGAAAGAAATTCTTTTTCAAACCGATTTAACTTATTGTAATCTCTTTTTGCCTTTTTGTCAACCACTCCACTTCTTCGGAGCATTTTTGCTTTCTTACCGTTCATCAGTTTTCCTTACGAAAGTAACATATTCGGTTTTGTGATGAGGATAGTTTTCCTCTTTTTTGTTTTTACGAGAAACAGCATAACCTTCGTCAAAAATCTCAACGATTGTACCACCATTAAGTTTATCACCTATCTTCATCTAGCATCTCCACTGCTTTAACTACATCGGGAAAATGCACACCAAGGATTTCCCAACACTTGTCGGCAACCTCAATGTGCTCTTTTTGAGTTCCGTGTCCTCGCCTCAGTTCGCAATAATGAACCCAAGAGCGTAACGTCCCTGCCATATACAAAGTAGTCTCAGTGAGACCCTCAGGAAGCAGAGCGCGTGCTTGCTCTTTGGCAATACCATTATTCAACGCCATCTCATAATAGTCTTTGGCGACCTTAGCAACCTCTGCCTGCATTTCGTTAAAGACCTCCTGCGCCTTCTTTTGACGAGTTGGGTCATCGTCCGCCATAGACAGTTGACGGTTCGTAGGGTGCTGTTTACGTGCTTCTCGTTTAGTTGTGAAACCTTCACTGACCGCGTAGCGTTGACTAAATTCTTGAAACGAAAAAGAACGATGGCGTAAGATTTGACGAGAGATATCTCGCGTAGTCTTAATTTCCATCGTGACTGAAACCATTTCAAATGGTGACCAATGACCTTCTTTGATTAAATAACGCAACAACTTTGATGCTGTTTTCTCGTTATTCTGATTCGCTGGATTACTTACCCTAGCAGCATAAGCAATCAATTCATTTGCAGTATGACAACCAGTAATTGCACTGGGCGATGTCATACCAACTAGACTTACTTCACAGGTCATATTTTCCATCCTCATAGGTTCCGGGCACACTATTGTATGCAATTACACGTTTAAATGCTTCGACCAAAGTAGTATCACGAATACTATCATCGTTCATACTATCTTCGAAATCCTCAAGTTGTTCAATCAATGCGTTGCGAATCAATTGCTCAAATGCATGTTCGTTTAGGTCACTTCTCGTTATCATGTACAATCCTTAACTTGACAGGTCATATTTTCCATCCTCATAGGTTCCGGGCACACTGTTGTATGCGATTACGTATTTAAATGCATCAATAAGTTTTTGATCATTACTCAGTTCTATTACGTCTTCTAACTGACTTTCTAGTATATCTAGAACCAATTCGTCTAACGTGCTGCCAGTAAAAGACTCTCTTGTGAGTTTCATTTAGGATCTCCGGTTGGGGGTCTTCGTAATGAATCCATATGTTTCAATGCTTCTGAAAAACTTGAGTAATGCCACTCTTGTCCTTTATGTATTAAGGTATAAATTCCATCGAAACCATGTTTCAATGTAATACTGTTATCTTCAATACTACTCTTTTTTAAGTCATTAGTCAATCCATAAATGCATCCGCAAATACCAATTAACAAGAAGAATAGAGCTCCTAGAACTTCAAATAAAATTTCCATAGATTCTCCTTTACTTAAATGTGTGGTAGAACCAACCTGTGCATCTGGCGTATTCCTACTACCACACTTGTCCGGCCATTACCATCTCAACGGACTTCCACTTTTTTAAAACTGATCTGCCTCTGTGCTGTCTGCCATTGCTGCTACACTGCCAGCGCCAAGAGCGGTACTAATCGCGTCGAAGTAACCTACGCCAACCTCACGCTGATGCTTGACTGAAGTGTAACCATCTCTCTCTGCAGCAAACTCTTGCTCTTGCAGATCTGAGTAGGCAAGCATACCCGACTTCTTATACCTTCGAGCAAACTCAAAGATGCTGTAGTTGGTTTGATGAAACCCAGCAAGCGTAATAAACTGAAACTTGAATCCTAGTTTAGCAAGTTCTTTCTGAAAGTTCTTCAGTTCTTCTGAACTAGGAATGCTTTGTCTCCAGTTAAAACTTGGCGAACAATTGTATGCCAGCATTTGATCAGGAAACGCACCACGTACCGCATCAGAAAACATCTTTGCTTCTTTGAGATCGGGAGTGCTGGTCTCACACCAAACAAGATCCGCATATTCAGCATATGCTTGTCCTCGCTCGCAACCATAGAACAACCCGCCATTGATTTTGTAGAAACCTTCTGGCGTTCGCTCGCCTGTCATAAACTTACGATCTATTTCATCTACGTCTGAAGAAAGGAGTTTAGCAGACTCAGCATCCGTTCTAGCGATGATGACTGTAGGAACATCACATACATCAGCAGCAAGACGGGCAGCATTAAGATTTCGTACAGCTTGACTGGTTGGGATAAGTACCTTTCCTCCCAGATGACCGCACTTCTTTTCACTAGCGAGTTGATCTTCAAAGTGTACCGCTGCCGCACCTGCTTCAATGAGATTACGAGCGAGTTCATATGCGTTTAATGCTCCACCGAATCCTGCTTCCGCGTCCGCGATGATGGGCGCAAAAGGAAATCCACCGAATCCTTCGGATTCAAGATATTCGATTTGATCTTGCCTACGAAAAGCATTATTGATATTAGCCACCACGCGGGGTACACTATCAACGGGATACAAACTCTGATCAGGATAGACTGCGTTTCCTGTATTAGCGGCTGCAGCAACTTGCCAACCTGAGACATAGATTGCTTCAAGACCTGCTTTAACGTGTTGAATTGCTTGCTGACCATTATAAGCACCAAATGTGTTTATATAGTCATTTTCTCTAAGCAAACGTCTAAGTTCTAAAGCACCGTGTTTTGCTAACGTATGCTCGATTCGGACACTACCTTTTAGTTTTTCTACATCTTCTTCTGTGTATGTTCTTTTGTTGCCCATAATTTCCTCTTGTTACAAATTGGTCGGAGTGGAGGGATTCGAACCCCCGACCCTCTGCTCCCAAAGCAGATGCGCTACCAAACTGCGCTACACTCCGAATGGTGCCGCCACCAAGAATCGAACTCGGGACCTACTGATTACAAATCAGTTGCTCTACCTGCTGAGCTATAGCGGCAATCACATTCTAAAACTGGTGGGAGCGGATGGACTTGAACCATCAATGCCGTCGGCGTCGGATTTACAGTCCGATGGGGTTACCAATTTTCCTACACTCCCAATTTGTGCTTCAACATAAGCACGTTTCTCATCATCAGTCATAACGAACATTTCAACTGGTTTACCCTCGTGCCACCACTGACCACTCGAGTCTTTGGTTGGCATTAAAAAGAATGACATTGTCGCCCCTTCGCACGAATTGCCTCCACCCCGCGCAATGTCCGATGATCACATGTAGTTAAGGAGAGCGTGAAATTGATCATCTTACCAAACCTTTATCTATATTCTAGTGTAAATTACGATAAAAGTCAATATGCTTAACACATACAATCCAATGGTAATCTTTTCTAACCGATCACATCTTTTTTGTATACGATCAAAAGATTCCATTAGATTATCAAAAGAGACTTCGAGTCCCGACTTTACTTTATTCATTTATCTTACCTCACCAACTGATTTCAATACGAGAGTCCCCAGTTTCGTTCCAATTTACGGTACATCCGCATTCTTCAATAATAGGAACGATTGTCTTTAGGTTCTCTACACCTTCTTCACTGCCATCAAAACAAAACAAAGAACTATTCTGTTGTTCAGGCGAATAACAAACAAAACCACCTACGGATGTGTCGTAATCGCTGACGTCACTTCCAAAATCCATGTATCCTGTTCCTCTGCATTCTAGGCAATCTTCATCGAGTTCGCCAGTAGCTCCTTCAACGACTCCTTCACCGTCACACATGGGGCATTCTTCCTCGCTGCTTTCGACCTCACAATCCTGAGAGTGATTGAAAAGAACTTTTGTGGTATCTTCTACCACATCAATCCAATTCAACTCTTCCCACGCACACGTCTGACAACAAGGAAGATTCCAACCAACAAACCAACCTTCTTTACCAAGACGTTCCTGCATCTTACGAAATCCGTTCATGCCCACAACTCCGCTTCTTCAAAGATGTCTTTAACTGCTTCAAGAGCATCTTCTAAAGTTTTGTGAAAAGATCCACTGATTTCACAATCAGCATCAAAACTTTCTTGATCTTCGTACTCACGAACAAACCAAGATCCCTTTGTTTTTATACCCGCGGAGATGGCCATCTCCAAAGTCTCTTCTTTCATTTTTTCAATTACAATAATCGTATCCATTATGAATTTCTCCATTCTTCATAATCCATTTTGTACTCAACCATCAACTCCACGGCTGCATCTTCCGTGTAACCTTGTTCCACCAAACGTTTCACGAATGAGTCATCGTTTTCAGGATAACCATGCAGTCTCCAATCACAAAGAATGTTTCGTTCCTCGATTGGATAAGACTTAGGTGTCTTTGTGGGTTTAGGTTTCAACATTGTTTCCAATGTGGGCATCGCAGGACGATAATGATCAATCAAAGACTTTGCTTGTCTCTCATACCCACGAGCAACCAACACGTTTTTGAGATAGTTGATCTCATCAGCAACGACTAAACCTGCTTCATAAGCACGATAGTCATCTGCTAACGTAAAGTACCAGTCGTGTTTTTCACAAATGCTTTTTAGACGATTCACGATATGCATCGTGTGAGTGTTTCTTGTGACTTGCATTGCCATTAGATTACGCTCCAAGGTAAGATCGCCAGAGCGGCGAAGAAAGTGAAGATCATACCGAGACTAGCAACGATAATTGCCATCTCAGCGATTTCTGGTTCGGCAAGAATAGGACGCTGATAAACCGAACCAACTTCATGATTTAATTTTTTACGATTCATTACTTTTCCTTAACTTATAAGAATATTATCGTCTAAACCAGCCAAAAAGTAAAGCGATAAGTTATTGATTTTGCTCAGGAAATTCATCGTAATATGCTTCAGTGAAGCGAAAATCCTCAGTCAGAGCAACGATACGACCATCATACTCAAATCTGGTCTTGAAAGGGACTCGAACAGTAACATTTTCATTCATTCGAGCAGTGCCGTATGCGGTATCTTTGATGATGGTTTCACCTTTGATTACGTATCCGTATTCTTCGATACGGTCGATAGCGCCGATTACATATTTATCTTCACGACCAGGAATTGGTTCGAATTCGAACGCTTTAATCAGATCACCGTTTCTTAACATATTTCATTCTCCTTAATTACAAGAGTATTGTCTAATATTTCAGGAAAAAAGTAAAGTGCTAACCCATTGATTTTAAACGGGTTTTTTACCACCACCGGAGGGTTTTAGTTTAAAAAGCGGAAGTGGAAAATCGTTTAGGCGACCTTCAGATTTTAAAAGGTTATAATCATCAGGGTGTAGCGGGATATAGCGGGCGGCGCTATAATTATTTAAAAAACGCTTAATTCTTAACTCTAATTTAACTTTAATCATTTTACATTTCCTTTTTAAGAAAACACATTATGCCCAATTCGTTCGAAAAAGTAAAGTGGTAAGTTATTGATTTTGCAAACGTTTTTCGTAGGTCGCTATTGTTTCGGTTAAAAGAGCGGTATGATCGTCTCGTTTTTCGATAAAAACCTGTGCTTCTGACTGATCAACTGCTATTATGGTAACGAGTTGGGTAATTGGCATTCCAGTGCGTTCTTCCCACATGATTGCGTATGCTGCTTCTTGGCAGAAATAGGATTTGATCCAATCACTTCGCTTTGGTTTTCTGGATGTTTTAAAATCAATGATTGATATCTTTCCGTCAAATTCAGCAACACAATCGACACGCCCAGCAACACGTAGATGGTCACTATAAAGAGGAAGTTCCTGCCCGTATACTTTTCCGATTCTTGCATCTAGTATATCTCGAACATTTATAATTGATTCAATAACATCTGGGGTATATTCTTTGACGATGTTCTCCCATGGAGAATTATCTATATATTTTTCGATTGCTTCGTGAACTGCTGTACCTCTTCTGGAAGCGCGTGTAGAAATTCTATTTGCTTCTTCTTCGCCTACCCGTTTACGCCACTCAGAGATAGAATTTTCGCTAAGAATGCTAAGAACTGTTGTGATAGATGGATACCTAACGCCATCCGGAGTTGCGTAAGTTCTTTTTGTTTCACCTGTATGCGATTCAAGGTCATTGTAACCAAGATCGACTTTAACATGTTCAAACACGCGCTTTCAATCTATCCAATGCTGTAGAGGTGTCTTTCGCTCTTTTAACCAACTTGTTGTTCCATTCCGATGGTTCCTCTTTCGGTTTCGGATTATGAACAACAATTTCAACGTTCTTTGTTATTTCAACTTTAACATCTGTGTGATCATGATGCATAACAAATTTAGTATTAGGAAACTCTTTAAAGATTCCAGTCCAGATTGGTCGCCAGTTACCTAGGAGGCGATAGTTGTTGGCGTTTCCTCTGTCGCTCGACAAAACAACGTCAGTATAACTCCTCATGTTAAAATCAAAAATAGAATCGAATCCATACATATGAATTTCCTCTGCTTTATGTTTATTGGCAGCATAATGTACTGCCATATGTCCGCAGTTAAAATTAGTGGCATTGCCAGCATACTTTGGAACTTTCAAATAAAACTCTCGAATGTTTGGAGCATATTTAAAATAAAACATGCTGTTGTTAGGAGCAGTCATCCAAATCTTAGGGCGATTACCCAATACCCAACGATAGGCATCTAGGTTCAGCGCATTAGCAGTCAATGCTGCCATCATCTTAAAATCTACCATGCATGTAGCATAGACTTCGTTAATGGGTATTTCGAATGGTGGAAGATTACAGATTAGTTTCATATCATCTGCGCCTTTCTTCACATTATGATAGAAATGTGCTTTATCACCATTACCTAAAATATGAACTACCTTACTCATTATTATCCTCAAACATTTCCAATATCATCTGTGTTTGACGATTAATCTCGTCAACTTGTTCATTAATCTCATTAAGTTCTTCAAGTATATCTTGTGCTTGTTTTTGTATTACATTAAGTTTTTTGGGAAATTCAATAATCTTACTCATTGTAAATCAACTTCCTGATTTCTAGGTTGCCCTTATGTCCAGTCCAATGCATACACAATTTATTGGGATTATCGTCACCGTCTAATAGTTGAATCCTTAACCAATTGTATATATTGGGTAAGTCTACTATATTGCTGAGGCGTTTTAAAGGGGACTCAACCAACATTTCATGCAAAACCTCTTGATCCCCAACCTTCGGATTCTCGTAACAAGCATCTACCCAGTCAGTTAGAATTGGTGGTTTGCCCCTAATACCAACTACGCCTGAGTTGTGCCAGGTTTCACCTCTTCTCTTGCTCCATGGTTTATCTTCAACCATTGCGAGTTTACCTTCTTCAAGATAATTAAAGATACCAGAAATATCACCAAGAACGTGTATGTCAGTATCAATCCAACAAACTTCATGGCGCGGAGTTTTAATTAATGCCTTCGGTTTAAGAAACCATCCATTAACTCTTTGACGAGGAACATCTAAGATAAACTTAAACGGCGATTGTTGATAAACCCACGCACGTGTTTCTTCAGTAACTCCAAAGTCGACAAACCCAATTTCAGTATCGTTATGTTTAGCGTAGTTTTTTGCAAACCACGGTAGCATCCATTCGGTGTTAGAATCACAACCAGTTATAAAACATCTACTCATGCCTGAGGATTTCATATCCTTCTCCATAACTATGTTTTGCTAAGCATCCTTCTTGTCTTTGAATTGTAGTAAAATGATCTCTTGCTTCTACTGGCCAAGGATAATATTCTTCTAACCAAGGAAACCTACCGAGATGTAAGTATATATCTGTTGGTCCTGCGTCTACTTTTGCTCGTTCAATTAACTCTTTCGCTCCCTCTGGTTTGAGGCGATAAGCATGTGCTCCTGGGAAATATTTTTTTGATTGTAGAGGATTGACACCAAGATTCGTTGGTACATTATACCTTCCATAACTTGGTTTGCCTAAACTGATTACTTTGTTATAAGGTATAACCATAGGAATATCGTTTACTGCTACTGCGTCGTGCTCAAATATTTGATACTCAATACCTTGTTCAGCGCATTGTTTCCAAAGAGAATAGTGAGAGAAAAATGCTGCCATACAATTCTCATAGTTTGAGTATACCTCTTTAAAATTCTTAGTGGGTATTCCTTCGCTTTCGAGTAATGCTTCTGGTTTGTTCTTAGGCGTAAAGGCATCAAACATTTGAACATTATAATCTCTTAGAGAATTAGCACAACGTTGAGCGATTTCTACTGATTTGGGAAGATCTTTGATTGTGATTACGTATGATTTCATAATGTTGTTGTTGATTGAGTCCTTTGAATTGTTGTGTGATATGTTTTAGTAACACCAAGCACTCCTGGCAATAACTGCTGACACATAATAGCATCATTTGGCCACATACCAAACTCATCTGTTAGATTGATTAGTTTCATAGCAGCTTCTGGTTTAATTAGATAAGCAGAGTTACCAGCAATACCTTGTGGTATTTTCATATCATCGACTTTGGGTGCAGGTTGAATTGCGTCAGGGTTTGCTTGCATGATCTCATAAAATTGTAACGATCTCCTAGTAGCGCCTCTTGGATCATTAAGACCTATAATACCATATCTTGATTCTAAAAGCAAGTCAACGTCTAGATGTTCTTGAAACAACGCGTCATGTTCAAAGATTAAAATCGGTTCTCCGAAAGCAACTGATTCGCACCAAAGCAAATAGTGCGAAAGAAAACAGGCAACTCGCTTTTCAGGATTCGCTGTCTCATAGGCAATCTTCATTAATCCTGATGCCCAATCGTCGTGAACACCCTGCCAGGGATAATTCCATCTCAGATTTGATCGTTTACAAATCTCATTTATTCTTTCCGGAACAACAGCATTAAACTTTTCTATCTCGAATTGATTGGAAACAAACTTAGAACTCTCAATTAAACGGTTTGCTGCTTTCTCTGAGACCTCGTTGTCAACAATTCTTATAACATATGCCTTAATCATCTTGATCTCTCTATACGATAAATGTCACCACGATCTAATCTGTTTGATGTTTCTAGAATTTGTCCTGCTCTAACGCCTCGGATCTGATGAAATTCAAGTGGTTCTGCGATGTACATATCGCCAACAGATAGTAAAATTTCTTGTTTTTTGCCTGGATTCTTAAGAAGGTCTATCGTTACTAAAGCAAACTCTCCTGACATAATATAAAGATATTCTTTTTTCTCTTTATGGAAGTGAAGTGAAGTATATGACCCAGGATTAATAACTAAAATTTTAGCATTATATGTTTCTTCATTAACAATCCATTTCTCAACTCCCCACGTTTTAGTAATAGTTTGACCAGGCGTTATCAGGTTTTCTTTTGGTGCAACTATTTTTTGAGTATTTATCGGAGATTTTTTTGATGACTCAATTTCTTCTTGTAGTGTTGATTCTTCCCAACTCATATCATTCTCTAATATATTTTTCTATTTGTGCCCCGCCATGAACACAAAGATGATTATCATTGAATGGTTCACTTAATATTTGATACCATCCATTTTCTGCCAAAAGTAATTTTTTATTTCTATGTAAATCATAAACCAAATCAGTAGAAAACATATCTCTTCTATGAAAAAGTAAAAGATCTAAGATATACTTAGTTCGATCTCGATCATCAAACGCTACTTCTTTTAATTCATGTAAATTTTTGTCTCTTTGCGAAAATCCAATTGCAATTTTGTTATTGTATGACATTTCTAAGTATTTTCTCAAATTTACTTTAGGAGATAAATATGTGTCATATCTTACTCTAACAATCATGTCGTATGATGCATCTAATTCATCTAATTGATACGCGTGCCCTAAAATTTGTTTAGTGTGGTGTGACGTTCTTTCATAATAATCATTTTCTGCACAAACTTTTTTATAAAGGTATTTTAGTTTCATTGTATTTAACATCTCAGAACCTACATCTTTAATTGGATGATAATGCATTTGTGGTTCTTTATATGTTACATATTGCACAGCGGGCATCGATGTTTCTTGGTTTAACCATGTTGAGTAAAAATAATCTGCTTCAGGAAAATGATGTTTAACAGACATGTTGTTCTTTTTGAAAATACCTCTAGGTATCCCAGAATAACAAACTGCTATTTTCATACAGAAATTCCGTATGATGTACTTAGGTTTTGTTTGTTAAATTTAAATAGTGTCATATATTGCAGTTTTACGTTGTGCGAGTTGATCATAAAATCAGATTGATCTAATCCATCAAATTTTGCCGCTTTCAACATCTTCAATGCTCCCTTCGGAGTGATGGCATATGCTCCCGTTCCTGGTGCCATGTTGCTACCTTTCCAGTTGTTTTCTCTATAGTACTGCAATGGGTAGTTCTTCGGTAAATCTTTCGGAGAATCTGTTTTAGGAAACTCAAACGACTCATATTTCTTTATACCTAATTTGTTTGGTGGTCTAAAAACATGATCAGCATTTAATATTAAATACTCATCAAAATCATAGTTTTTCCAAGACCCTATACAGATTGCATCGTGCTCTATGAACGCACACGGTTCATTTAATTCTACTACCTTTTCCCAAAAAGTCAAGTGATTCATCGCACAACTAACTTTGGTCTTAAATCTGTTCTCGTTCTCTTTCTGAAAGTTGAGCAATCTGCTCTGTTCTTTTATGGTAGGATATTCTTCTAGTGTTTTTGGTGTTATGCCTTTCGTGAGCGTCGGTTCCCAACCAGAATTGATATTAAATGATCTAAGAGCATCCTCTGCCTGTAGGATAGATGGGGTATGATTGCTTATATAGTATATAAATGCTTTCATGATATAAAATATAGCGGTACTTTGTGACTTCCTTGCTCTATAGTTTTGATCTGCATATCTAGAGAGTCAACAAGGTGCTCGAATGCCTCCTGCGATATACTCAGTGGATCTGATCGTTTTGGTTTTTGTGTCTGTAACTCTATCACGATAGTGCCAACACTTGACAATTGACCTTTCCACGTGGTAAGACATGCTTTAGGATCATAACTGTGATCAAATGAGTTGCTGTATACGATGTCAAAACTGTTTGTCCAGTCCTCATTTACCTCATGAAAGTCCCACTGCACAGTGTTTGGGTATTTGGTTGCCGTGTCTGATATCTCAGAACCAATAACATGTGCGTCAGGGAACATCTCCTGAAAATATTGTAACTCCTTGCCGTTTCTCGTGCCATGACACAGAATGTTTTTTACATCATGCGAAACAACGGAAGACACCTTTTCAATTGCCTGTTTCTCCACCCAAACTACAGACTCTTTCCTGTGATTTGCGTTGATCTGTGCGTTTACATAGTCCTCATAAGAATCATACTGCCACAAGTCCCAATTATTTTGCATAGTCTGTCTGCCTCAAATACTTCTCAATCTGTGCTCCGCCATAGTAGCACTCGTGCGTGTCGCCGTATGGTTGCGAGAGTATTTGATAAAACCCTCTCTCTGCTGCCATAAGACTTCGCTTCGAGTGTAACTCTTTGAGTCGTTCTCTGCTCCACAGTTTTCTAGGATGCAGTATCAACGGGTCCATGATATAACCTCCCCAGTCGTTGCTGATTCCTGGTGTTGGATTCCATCGATCTGCCCACAGTTTAGGAACCTCTACCAAACTGTCTAGACTCTTATGCCGTGAGGTGCGTGTACCAAATCCTATTGCTAGGTTTTCGTTGTAACTCCTATCAAGATATTGTGTCAAGTTGACAACTTTTGAAAGTCTGGTGTCATATCGCATGCGCACAATCATATCATAATCATCGGGCACTTCACCTAGTAGCATATCGTGCGCAAAAATCTGTTTTGATTGATGTCTCATGCGTTCATACAACATGAAGTCAGATTTGATTTTCTCACGTAATGCCCATGTTTTAGCAACGGGAGGCATAATGTCTTCGGGTATATCTGCAAGAGGATGATATGATAGCGTAGGTTCGGGGTGAAGATAATACGTGTCAGTGTATTTTTTAACTTGGTCTTCTTGATCAATATATGTTGCATAAAAAACATCAGCGTCGAAATGCGATTTTGCTATGTTAACATTTTTTTTGGTATCTCCTCGCGGGATACCAGATATACAAATTGCTGTTTTCATTTCAATACCTAAAAACGAATGTCTTTAAATTAATGTTGTGGAAATACATATAGTCGCGTAGAATTGCTTCTATGCCAGTGTCACATAATTTGTTTCTGTTAAATGTTTTTAGTATTTTATCTGGTGTTTCTGGTATATAATTAGGCAGATTAAAATACTTGTCTGCTGTTGGTTTATCCATACCCAATATTTGATCATTACATACTATGTCAATCGGAAATTCTCTTGCAGCATGATGTTCTTTCCTGGGTACGTGTATAGTGTTAGGTTCTATATCCTGCAAGGGAAATCCTGAGTAATTATAATCATTACGAATTTTATATATTATTTCATTAAAATCCGGTTTAATGTTATCGTAACAATATGAGAGGTGTCTCCATTGATGATAGTATCTTGGATACTTATCCTTATGTTTATACCATGAGTTTTCATCACTAAATATATTATGCGCTATTTCTGTTGGTGTGTCAAACCATGTATATTCAAAGGGTAATTTGCCCCAATGTTCATATCCAGACACATATATTTTCGCCCCAGAGAGACGCTGCAATTCAGCAATAGAATTCCATGTTTGTGAATCACCGCGTTTCTGACCGCCCAATACAAAAATCATTTTTGTCTATCAAACACTATAAACGTCTTCATACTGTCGCCCATAATATTTTCCTGATGTATAACCTTGCTTAATGGAAGTAATTTTTCGGGCACACATTTATACCCGTAACATCCATATGGTTTTGGCCAAAAAGTATATCCTTCAGGCGGCAGTTTTCCTGAATCTGGTTTCCATCCAATCCGATCGCTGGGATCGAGTTTATTATACATTTCTCTCTTATTCCGGTTTTTGTATCCGCGATTGGTAGTTGAATGCATATACATCACATAGCGAAAGTTCTCGAACACATGATCAAAAAATGTAGTGATTGCTTCATCATACCAATGTATCAGAACATCTTTAATAATGATAGCATCTGCGGGTTCTGGTATCTCAGATAAAATTGCTTGCTCAAAACGTAGTTCGGGATATTTTTTTGCTAGTTCTTTTAATGCAATTTGGTTCGCTTCGTAACCGACATATTCTATACCAGTAGTTGTCCAATCTAGATTGCCTTTATACGACTGTAAATTACCGCAACCTAGATCAACTACTTTATTTACTTTTAATGATTGTAGATGTTGTATTAATGTTTTGCAATATGCTGCATTGTTTTTAGGATAACTTCCGCTACCACACGCTTCCTCAAATGATAATTTATCATACCACGCGCCTATGCCTGATTCATATCCGGATTTCATTTCTTTTCCTTAAGATAATACTCTAGATCTTCTGGAGTTCCCAGTCCCCACATTGATGTAGCGGTGCTGACTCTGACTTCTTTACCATCCTGTATTGCTTCATTAAATACGGGACAAACATAGAATTCATTATTCACCCGAACATCTTTCTTTATCATTTGTTCTGCATATTTGACAAAATCTGAACCACGCTTCCAATAATAAAATCCAACCGTAGCACAATCGCTGATCGGGTTTTTCTCAGCAACCTCTTTTACTAATCCAGTTTCTTCATCGATTGCTGCATAAGACCATTTCGGATGCGTCGCTTTAAACGTGACTATGCCACCATCTGCTTCAGTTTCTTGCATTTCATACATAAACTGTACTGGATCCCAATCAACCCACTGATCGCTGTTGGCAAAAAATAACGGAGCGTCTTTATCGATAAATTCTTTTGCTAATAGAGCAGTGCATGCTGCACCTTCAGTAATACCATCCACGTCGACAATCTTACAGTTCGGTGCGATAAGAGGAAGCATATTATCCAAGTGGAATTTTTCGCGATGCTCTTTTTGCACTACAAAAATAAAGTTTGCGTCAAGACCAATGTTCTCAACAACAACTTGAATCATTGGTTTACCATTGACATCGATTAAAGGTTTAGGAAAGGTATATCCTGCTTGTTGAAATCTTGATCCAGCACCTGCCATTGGAATCAAAACATTTAGGTTATCGTCTTTCCATTTATTAGAAATTTCTGTGGTTTGTAATTTAGGCATAATGTTTTCTCTATTCACTTCTTTTGTATTTTGTACTCTTATATAGTTCGCCCTAGAACGAGCAGCTGCCAATAGACCAGGAGGTGAATCTTCAATTATCACAGTTTCTTCCGGAAGACAGTTCATCATAGACATCGCTTTCCAATATATTTCTGGATGAGGTTTAGAATTTTTCACGTCCTCATTAGATAATATTACTGAACAATACTCAATCAATCCGGATTTAGAAAGCGCAGTAAGAACAGTTCTTCTAATTGAATTTGAACAAACACCGATCATATATCCTTGTTCTTCAAGCGACTTAAATAATTCTATCGCATTTTTATTTAAATGTAAATCGTGCAGAAGTTCAACAGTTCTTTGTTGTTTTTTATCAAAGACAGATTTATGTAATTCGACAGGCAATCCTTTTCTTTCTGTTAACATCACCAATTTTTCATTGGTTTTTCTTCCGTCGTATATGTTTCTATGTTCTTCGGGTGTGATTGCATACTCGCCTAGTGCTTCATTTAAAGCGACATAATGTATCTCTTTAGCGTCAACAAGAACACCATCAAGATCAAACAATACTAATTTAATCATAATCCTCAACCAAATCTGAACAGATACCCGCAAACAATTTTAAATTCCAAGCATGTAATGTTTTTTCTGGCATAACTGCAATCGCCTTTGCCTTTTCGTAAACCAGGAATCCAGGATACGCCCAAATATAATTGTGACTCGTTAATGTGTAATGATCAATGTTATGATAAAAACAATTAAATTCAGTATGAAGGTCAGTGAATGAAGATATATCTTTACAATGAATCCAAAGTTTTTCTTGTCTTTCTCGAAACCAATTGTAGTCTACTTTGTGCTCTGGTTTGTCATGACCAAGAAAATAATAATCACCTACTTTCCAAACATCGATTTCACAATCATATTTTTCTAGTGCTTTGTCTATATATTCTGGTTTATTCTCTTGTTCTTTATTTGGTCCAGAAGTATTTCCTCGATGTGCTATTAAGATCATATCATTTGTAATAAGGAATTGATGTCCTCTCCTCCATTTGGTAATTTATCTTTCAAGAAAAAATGAACAAAGTCACATTTATCTATTTGTGTGTTAGCAGTGAATAATCCATTCCAGCGCCAGTTCATATGTTTAACAGGCATGTTCGTTTTCTTTACCCACCAGTTCAAAAGTGTTTGATCAGTTGACCATTTCCATGCACCTTCACCGTCAATAAATCTTTTAAATTCATATCGCTCAAGAAATTGTTTTGCTGTTTGCCCGTTAAGATAAGGTTTGAACTGCTCGCTGTTAATAAACATGACGCCCATATTGCAGAACTCTGCGCCGAGATTATTCCATTTCCAATCAACGTCTTGTAATGCTGCATATTGCATTCGACTATAGTTGGTAATCTTATGTTTGTATTCTTGATTGATTGGCATTTGTCTTTCAACAACTGCGCCGAATGGGGTGTCAAATCCGAATTCTTCAAAAACGTTGCCTGCTTCTGCGCGAATATAAACGTCGGCGTCAATGATCGCTACCTGTTCGTATCCATCAAGAAGATCGAACGCATTTTCTTTTTCGTAGATAGGAAGAAATCCGCCGTGTTTTTCATACGACTCATTGCTTCGATTCGTCATAAAAATATCAGGTTTAATTCTTAAGATCGGTTCACGTTGAACTCTATGTTCGATGTGATATTTTTCACAATATGCCGAGACAGATTCAATGCATTTTTCATAGAGTTTAGATTTGGCTTGCCCACCGAGACAAACTTGATAGATTAATCTCTTCATTAATATTTCCAGTGTTTTTTATATCCAAGTTGTTCAACGTTTCTTCGTATAGATGTCAATCCATTAACATTAATATGTTTTCTTTTCTGACAAAACAATTGCCACCACCCCCACTCAGAAGGATACATTATATCTTCATGAAATAATTTAATAGAGTTATCAACGTCGAAATCATCTTTATGTATTGCCATCATAAAATCAGATAAATAGTTTGTATGATGGTTTTCATCAAATGTTTTATTTTTTGTTTCAGAAATAATACCAATTTCGCTGTTAATTAAATCTCTAATAACCGTTCTTTTTTTTCTCTGCATTTCCTGAGGTGTCATTTCTTTTCTAACGTTAGAACCATAATACGCTTTAAAAATTTTGGTTGATGTCGAAACCCCACAACCAACAACGTTTGTTTTTGCTAAATGAAGAAGATAATCTGCACTAAAATATTTCGAAAATACTACGTCCCAACGTGTGCGGAAAATATAATCATAATTGTATTTTTCTGTTACATGTTTGTACAGTAGACAAAAACTATACTGTTGGAAACATCTGGTTTTTAATTTTTTTTGTTTTTGTTTTGACGCAAACCTCGCTCGCTCCGCGTGATATCCAGGAATAATAATACCGTTCTCTAAAACAAGGTCATATGGATTTTTTTCTTTTTCTTCTGGCATCGGAATCCAAAAGATTTCTTCATCGATATCTTTAAAAATATGTCGATTTAAATGTGTGTCCCAACACTGATAAAATATGTCATAATCATAGAAATGTTCTTTAATTGCTTGGAGTGATTCTTTTAATCCATCTCTCCGAAGAAGAACGTCATATTGACCGTTCACTAAAAGTGCTGCCTTTTTAACCATGTTTTATAGTTTTCCCAACCTTTGGATTACTATACTGGAACGCGTGTTTTCTTTCCCATTTACCAAACCTATCAACATGTTTGTGTATCCAATTATCTGAATTTTCAATTATTTTGACACCACGAATTCCTGATATTAATTGTCCACAAATTTCTTGATTTAAATAGTAACAAACACCAGCAGCATAATATGTTCTTCCATTATTTCTATTATGAGAAAGACTTACAATTCTTTCATCAAAGATTTCTTTTGCAATAGGTTTTTCAAGCCAAGCGTCGTGTTCTGCTATTATGATTGGATCTTTTAAATCTTTAGCAAATCTCCAGGCATTATAATGTGAATACCAAACTGCTTTTTCTGTTTCAGTAAAGGGTCTTTTACTTCTTCCTGCTCTTTTCGTATCAAATACTAATTGATTTTGCTGTAAATGTAAAGTTTCAGGCGTAACCGCTGGAAACTTTCTTACTTTAAAGTTATGTTTTTCCCAAGATTTTTTAGTTCTTTGATAGTAATAATTTGAGATTTTGTTATTTGGAACAACTATCATCCAAACATCAGGCAGAGACATCTTGATAATCCTTCAAGTCGAAATCTGTACCATGCATTTTATAAACATCTCTCTCATGATTAGTCCAAACTAGAATTTCAGGATCGTCCACCAAGAAGTCACAAGACTTACAATAGTCAGGATAGTTACCGCTTCGATGAGCGTCACGGAGCGCAGAATACTCAGCGCCTTCCCAAATTTCTTCAATAGTGTTTTCAGAAGTGTGTCCGAGGACTGCTTCTTCGTCTCTTCCGAGGACTTGACAGCACGGATGAACAGCGCCTCTTTTACCATTAAGACCACCAGCACGAATAACAACGTCAGGACTAAAAGGACGACCACAGGTTTTTATCTCTCCTTTGCGCACTCCAGTTTCACTAATATCAGTGACACCTGACCAGTTATGCATTCTCCAAATTTCAGTTTTTATATCAAGTTCTTCTACAATTTTCTTATAGTGTTGCAATTCGAAGTCTTGGTTCTGATTATTAGTAATTAGATGATAAGTCGCAACAACACAATCACTACCCGTTTCCTTGACGTACTCACGCATTGCTTTCACTTTGTCCCATGTTGAACCGAATGTACCACCTATTCTATTGTACATCCATTTATCATATGCTTCAACATCATAACCAATCCAAGAGAATCGATAGAAATCTAATCCAGCGTCAACACAGTCTCTCATAAATTTCCCTTCCATACGATACCCGTTGGAAAAGATGAATGCTTTAGCATTATATTTCTTGACGATCTCGATATACTTAGGTAGGTTTCTGTTCAGCGTTGCTTCACCAGAACCATCTAGATTGACAACTCGAAGACCATGTTGCGCGCAATCGGCAACGTTATCCTCGAATTCTTTGAGGGACATTTTTTTGAGGAAGTCTTTGTGGCGTCCACCAGTTCTCACATCTTGTGGGCACATAGAACAAGAATAATTACAACCACCGTTTACTTCAATTACCGCGCGATCAATTTTCATTCAAATACCTAAACATTTTTTGACGATACATGTCGCATTTACCTTCAATCTCGATAATAAACTTGTCATAATCCTTAAATAATTTTTCATATCCAATTGGTTTTTTCATAGTAATTGCCTGTGGATTATGTGCTTCAATTACCCCTTGATCACCAATAACAAAAGAAGGTTTAATAAAATTCCTCGTTATATAATGCCACATTCCATCATAACAAATTACATAATTACATGTTCTTATGTGGTAAAATACTTCGCGAATTGGTGTTCTGTAAGATAATTCAACCACGTTATATCTATGTTTTCTTATTAGATAGTGTTTTACAATTTTACTCCAATCTTTTTCACTAAAACTTAATTTCCATTTTGGCGCAGGAGTGGCGTTATCAAAAGGTTTCCAAATCACAATTTTGTTTCTTTCTGGCGGCGTAAAAAGATCACGACGAAAAATCCAAGAATTCAGACCATTAATTACCTGTCCTCTCTTTTTGTTATCTTCAATAAATCCACGAAATCTAATATTACGAACATCTTCTTCTGTTGAATTATAGATGTGATTAACCTTTACAGTATTACTGTTATGATACATTGAATGAATGTAATCAAACCTTTCAACTATGGTTTCGGGATCTTCAGGGTGAAACAAATAATCTTTGTCGTGATACCAATGCACATCCATTTGCACGGTAGTCTTAAGAAGACTCGCCATCATGTGAGCAACGTTCAACCCCATCATAGAATCACCATGACCTATTGTCCCTTTCCATTCTAAGTGATCGGAAAGTTCCCACGTTCTATTGTCGATGGGATCGACGCGCAACGCTCTCATGATTTAGTGACTTGTGTTGTAGCGATTCTCGTAGTATTTCAGAGAAGTCTTATCGACCACTTCCTCTGATTCGAACCGTTGTTTCTTATCTTTTTTTCTATCCTTGAAAGAAATATGATCACGACTTTTCTTTTTATTCTTAGGATCAAAACGCGAATACTTCGCCATAATTATCTACCCTGTCCTCTGTATTGTTTGTAACTCATCTTCTTCTTTTTGTTTAATGACGCCATTTTAAAATTGCCATTACCAATTGAAGTTCCTTTCGGTTTACGCTCAGGTCTTTGAACGCTACCAATACCGCCTCCGCTTCCTCGGGGTTTAGCCATTACACCGCCTCCAGACGAGACATAAGACGCTCAGCGCGATTTGGGACTTGCTTATACCAAAGCGAATCGCGTCCCTCAACTGCTGCTGTTGCCCAATCCCCGTCTTCTAATGCCGCATTAAATTTCTTAAACTTAGATAAACGCGGACGTCCCATGTTAAACATCATATTGCAAACGACCTGCTGAACTTCTTCGGGGAAGTCGTCGAAAGTTGTTTGCCCATATAAAACATAGCATTCGTTGATTGAAACATCAAGATCTTTTTCGAATGCTTCCCAAACTCTCTCTTCAGACACAGGTGTTTCAAAAGGTTGTCCCCATTCAGGATCGCCCTCAACAATTAAGTGCCCGACACCAAAAGTATGATATCCGAGATGATCTGCGTAAACTTTATACTCTACACCTTCATCAACTTTCAGCGTTTCAAATATTGCTTTTCTATCCATTTAAAATCTCCAACGTTGCGATTAATTCGTCATACTTTGAAATTTGCTCTAATTCTCTTTCTAACGTTTCCATAAAGTCGCCGTGTTCTGCTACCCCAACAGGATTAGCAAGAAAGGTTTCCCAGTTAGCAACATGTTTTGCTCGTTGCCCTTGAAGATACATCTTCATTGCTTCTTCTATTTTAGTCATTTAATTCCCATCCATTCTTTTGTCATGATATAGTCGCGAACAAAATCACTACGCACTATATCTTCCCAACCAAAGTTTATTATACTAAAATTTCGCATGTTTTCAAGTATGCTTAGAAAAGTATTTATTCCTTCTTTTTCTTTATCCTGTTTGAAATCTGACTGGTGGTAATCACCACTAAAGATAATCTTTGTTCCTTGTCCGATCCTAGTAATTACCGAATCTAATTCATGAAAGTTAAGATTCTGCATTTCATCAACTAAGATGATACTGCTATCATATGTTACCCCACGAATGTAAGAAGTAGATTCGAAAGAGATATAATTGTTATGAACCAACTTCTCATATGCTTTGTAATCTTCGAATAATTCTGCAGTCGCGGCACGATATGGTCCAGTGAATGCATTAAGTTTGTCTTCTAAAGATCCTGGTAAATATCCAACCTCTCGAGTAGGTACAACTGATCGAATAATATGAAGTGTTTCGTATGGGGTTGATTTGTCCATTACCTCCTCGAGTGCGAGGTAAATTGCTAGGAATGTTTTACCAGTTCCTGCTGTACCAGTTAAAGCGAGGTTGTCACCTTCTTTCCAAGCAGTTACTGCATCTTTCTGACGTTGTGTAATCGGGTCGATTGTTATTAACTGGTCAAGGCGAATATTCATGTTTTCGCCATTCTGTTTTTGTGTTCTACTCATTACAAATTAATCGTATTGTCTCTTCCGGAGTTTTTCTTAATTCTTCCTAGTAAGTCTTTCCAACCGTTCGATGTTTTTCCTATCATGCTTCCAGTATGAGTAACTGTGTTTGGTGGTTGAATCAATTGAGTCCACTCTCCAGTTTCAGGGTTAGTCATCTCTTGCATTTTTGAAATAGAAACGAAAAATTCTTTTTCTTCTCCGGTTTCTTTATGTTTAAATATATATGTCGGCATAATAATAATCCAATGAATGGTCCCCAGTTAAGAGGACCACCCAGTAGACAGGATCACCCCCTTATTTTATTTTCAACTTGTTGAATAGCTGCATCTAGAAAAGATTGTTTTTTTGCAATCCGATACGCTGCTTCAGTTCTCCCTTTTTTATTAAGTTTATGTATGTAATGTCCAAGTTCGCGTGAGTCTTTTCTCAATCTTTCTAGTTGACTTGTTTGCACCATAGGCAATATCTCCTTATTAAGTTCTTGGAATCATCATCATTATGGGATTAAGTTTGGGTATGCCTCCTGTACGATTTTTTTAGTTAATCCTTTCACTGGGTTTTTCTTGTTGATCATAGACACTAAAATTTTAGCGTCTTCCGGATGTATCGACTCTAATACGTCGATAAACATTTTCTCTCTTTTGAATTTAATCATATTCTCGCTTTCTCGTAACCCCTTAACGAAATATTTAAATTTCATATGTTGTTTGAGAAGAGTAGAAGGTGAAGTGTCTGGATTGTTCTCTACATATGGAGGAGCTCCTCCTGGTAGATTCCATTGAATACGATCATCAAAGATACCGCGTAATACGTCTTTTAATGCCGCGACTTCTTCGTGGTTTTTTAGGACTTTAATTTTGTCATGCCTATTTTTTGCCTTTTCGAATTGCTCGAAAATTTCATGCACTTGTCTTTTTATCGAATATGCCATAATATATTTCCTTACATACTATATATAAAAATCAGGTATGGTATGGTTTCCTCAACATTACTCTTTTAGTATACTAAAATTATTTAGAATTATCAATACCTAAATGCTTTGAATTAATTCTACACATAATCAATTCGTTGTAAAAATCTTTTCTTAACAAAACATCATAATCAAATTGATACTTCGCTTCGTAATAAGAACACTCTCCTTTCGTCTTGCAGAGTTTTAGGATCGTCCTCTTATAATTAATTTCATTGTCAATTACTTTTTCTTTAAGAACCTTGTTAGAACCAAAATATGTTTTCCAATCAGATTCTAGTTTGACGCGTTTGCGTTTTTTATTTTTAACTCTGAACGCAGACTTCCAGAAAAGTTTTTTACCAATGTATTTCATATTGGTATCTAACTCTTCTATCATATAAACAAACCCGATGTGGTCTTTTAAGAAATCATCATCGGGTTCAAATTGTTTGTCTTCAAATATCCATGTCATAGAGTTATCTATAATAACTCTTCGAACTCCGTGGCAGTTCCACACATGGGGCAAAACCCTGGTTTTTCGGATTCGTCAACTGCTTGCACAACTGACTTACAATTACAAAGAATGCAATCGCATTCAAACATTAAACCTTCTTCGTCCATAAAGTCTCCTTATTGTATTTCACAAAAACCAGCAGCACACGCGAGTTCTTGTGCACCTACGGTCATATCTGATTGCTCATATTGAGCGAGTTTACCCCAATCGACATTCTTAGGCATTTTGTTAAGAAGGTCTTGGTATTGTAGTTCATCACAGTCTTGATACGGTGCTTGCGCATAAGTGTGATCAGAGAACGGTAAGAAAGAAACGCCAGACATATAATCAAAATTCTTATATACCCACGCGCCAACTTCCAACCATTCGTGTTCTTTAACAGAAACAGTAATTGATGGTTTATGCTCACACCAACTTCTTTAATAAGTCAACCAAAGTTCTAATTGTTGGATAGCAGTCATGTCAGTTCTAAACACAGCACCTTTATCTACCTTGACGGGAAACGAAAATACTGAGGTGTGTGATGGATTCATTTGATCATCTTCAACAGGGAATCCTTCATCAATCATCATTTTGGTCAATGGGTCTTTCTTATCCCCACGAACTGTTCTAATGTAATAAGGATTATGACGAGCATGAATACCAGAAGCAGCGTCAACCAATTGTGAAACCGTGCCAGATGGTTTAACGCAGGTAATTGCAGTTGAAGCATTAATACCCAACTTCTTCGCCATCTCTTTGTTTGTTTCTACAGCAACAGACTTCAGCAATTCTAACTGAGGCACAAGGTCGCTTGACTGTTTACCATTGGTCAAAGGATTATCCATAATCCCTGTCATTGATACGCCGAGCAATCGTTCCTCTTCACAGTTCTTCTTCCACGCGCCAGAGATATATTTAAAGTTAATCAAACTGCTTTGGAATGTTCCAAGAATCGTTGCAAGACGAACCTTTTCTCTCAGGTCTAACCAGGTATCATTTGGTCGAACTACGACTTCGGAGAGGTTGCAGAATTCGCGAGAGCGGAGGATAATCTCAGAGCAAGGATTAGTTCCAAACTCATGCCCGTCTACTTCTCTACGACCTGACATTGCTGCCATTTTGTTAGCAGACTCACGATTGAAAATACCACGCTCGCCCGACTTGGAATCATACAATGCTTTCCACTCATCCATAAAGATACCAATGTCTGGTTTCTCTGTGTAGCACGCCGAGTTATTCGCCAGAGCGCGTTGTCCATGGTCAGTCCACCATTGACCTGCTTTTGCATGTCTCATCCTATCATCGGAAAGGTTTGATAGAGAAATAAGTGCAGAGCGACGCACACCGCCTACCACGACGATCTCAGCGATCTTACAGACGATATCGTGACATTCTACTGAGTTTAATTTACGACCAGCAGCATTCTTAAACGTTTGAATACAAAATAGGAATAATTGATTAAGTGGTTCTGGACCTGATGCACGACCACCAAAAGTTTTAAGAGGAGCACCAGCAGGGCGAACTTTAGATAGATCCCACTTAGGAACCTGTCCAGCATACAGCAAACCGATCATTTCTTTTAATGCTTTCGCCCAACCCAACTTAGAGTCTGCGACCATAATTGTAGTATCTGTATCATGAAACTCCTCAGCAACAACAGGGAGTTGAGAAACATATTGACGTTCAACAGAGAATCCAACGCCAGTACCATTCATTAGTACATAAAGGATTTCATCAAATGCATGAGGTTTGTCGACTGCAATGTATGAACAGTTATAACCCGCAATGTTTTCTCGTTTTAATGCTTCACCAGCAGTCATAAGACAACGCATTGAAGGCATAATTCTTTGGGTTAATACTGCTTCTTCTAATTCGGTTCGTAATGCCTTTGGCAATTTGTAGTTACAGGTTTCTTCAAGGTGTTCTGTAAAAAAATCAAAATACCTCGCGATCGTTTCCTCCCAAGTCTCTCTTCTTCCCTTTTCAGGCAACCATCTCGAATAACGAGACAGATGGATAAATTCTTGATATGATGTGGGTAGGTAATTACTGGGCATGAAAGTTCGCCTCCATTAAGTTAATATGGTTGATCTAAAGACTTGGGTCTATTATATATTATTTTGGATTGTTTCGCAACCAATCTTCTGCGTCTGTTCCTTCAGACTCAGTAGTCGCTTCACGATAGTAGATAATAAGTTCTTTTTGTTGTCTCACGTAGCGTCGAACTTCTTGAAAGTTCTCTGCCATCTTCTCATAACCATCTGGAGTAAGAGCAAACACAACGAACTGCCCGTCAAGCATTTTCTCGATAACCTTGACCTGATCCTCTAAGTTCTCCTCTGTGATTACAAAGAAGTTTACATCGAGTAAATCAATCTCCTGTGGCAGCGGCGGTTGGTAAATCCTCAGCGGGACTTTCTTCTCCACTGTTATTATTTTCGGTTCCGGTATTACTGGCGTCGTTTCCTTTCCCCACTTCCACTTGGGCATCCACTGACAACTCTGGAGTAACAGCATCATTATCATCAGCAGCCATAAGTTCTTTCGTATCATTTTCTAAATCCCTAAAAACTTTTGCAGTTCCATTATTGATTCGTTTCTCAATCATGCCAGGTTTGGCGCGAGCGAGTCGAGTCAGGTTATGATCTTTGAAGATCTTCATGTAATTTGCTTTTTCTCTCGCTAATTCATTATTGCGTTGAGTTAAAGCAGTCATAGCAGCTTCTGACTTTTTTGCATTTGCTTCAGCTGCAGCAAGAGATTCCTGTGCTGTTTTAACAGCAACCTCCATTTGAACTTGGTTTTCTTTAAGAGTGCGATTGTTCGCTTCGAGTTGAACAATGTTAGATTCTAATTTGGAAACGGTTGAGACGTGATAAGCATATCCACCACCGATAGCAGATAATGCAGCCATTAACATAACAATTTGAATCATTTGACTAACTTCTTTCTTTTACCATTCACTTCTATATATCCGCGTGTCATAACTTTATATTTTTTCTTTTTGTTACGCGGACCCATGTTTGCTGTGTCATGAGGAATACCTGCGTCAGCAGCAGTCGTCATTTCCTCAGTGTGTTGTTTAAACGATTTCACTTATATATCTCCCCTACTGCAACATGTATTTTCTGATTTGAGTTAATATGTGTTGCTTCGTAAATATCGATACCAAATATATCGGTAATCGGAAATGAATTATCTTCAACACGAACTTTATCCTTTTCGTTCGCGAGAGGTTCAAGGGACTTTGATAAAACTTTTTCGTTTCTAATTCTATAGACCCCAGGACTTAACATTTTGTTATCTAAAACGTACCATTGAGAATTTTCTGTTAGAAAATCCATCACATCCATCTTAGATTCTGTCACAAGTTTTTGCAAATTTTTATCGGAAAGGTTAAAATGTTCACGGATTAAATATAAAGCAGCAGCATAGGAGGCAATCTTAGAACTACCTCCTGGTGCTTTTGCCATTAATCTTTTAACATTGAAAACTAAACGGTGGAATGCTGTATAAGCAGATTTTTTCTCGGCGTCATCGATAGTTTCGGATTTAATCCTCTTACCATCTTCGTCAATCAAACCTAATTTAAAAGCGTCTGTTTCTGTGAATGGCGTGACCAACAGTTTCAAAAATCGAAACGTATATACTAGGTCTCCCGCTCTTGTAATTAGTGACATTAAATTTTCCTCAAAGCGTCAACTACATGTTCGTCCATGCTTATTCCAGTATATTTATCGTTGGTGATAATTTTAAGGAAAATTAGAAACGGTTTAATCACCGGCCAATGTTTTTCATCTAACCTATGTTCGAGCATTTTTAAACCAGGACCGACATCAAAAACGTTGAAGATAACTATCAAGTGATTGAGAATTAATCGCTCAGATAAAATTTGATTATCTATGTAACGATTAACAAGTCTCTTAACATATTTAAAACGTTTCAAGTCTTCATGAAATTCGTCAGCGTCAATACAAGTAGGATTATAATAATTTCTTGCTGCGAAAAGTAAAAAGTTATCTTCAGTTAATGATTCAAATAATTTCATTCAAAGTAATTCCAAAAGAACTACTTCTATATATTATTAATTTTCTGGTTTTACTAACGTCCAAATACCCCAAGCAAGACCTGCCCATGCAAGTAACTTAGCAATACCGCCAAACAATATAACAGCACCACAAACACCAATTAACATCGCTCCGTCGATTGACGTTCTTTCTCCCATGATTTTCCAGAGATAATCTTTCATGGTTACTCCTTGTTCCAGTTTTCTAAGTGTTTGATATATTCAACCATACTATGATCACCAAAACTATCAATCTTACCTTCTTTCAATCCCATCCAGATGCCACGCAGTTTGTCTTTAACTAATTGCCATCCGCTGAGATTTCTTACTTGCCCGTAAGCATTGATGTAACAACTTTCACCATGATGCTTGAAACCAAGAAACGCGGGAGGAACAGTCGTTACGATGTCGTTATTGTTTCTCCAACGATAATGCTTAACAGGCAAACTCTTACAATACTTAT